AAGAGCTAAGCAAAAAGCTAAAACGCATGGGTGGAAAAGCCGCCGATACCGTGATTAAGCGCGGCAACGCAAAAATGTCGCAAGTCGTAGCAAAAGAAATGCGAAAGGCAGCGCCGGTTAAATCTGGCAATTTACGAAAATCTATCTCATATCAGAACAAAAAAATGCGCCATGGCGGTTATGGTGCGAAGGTAGGCGCGTTTAAATCAAGACGTGCAGATGGTTTTTACGCAGACTTTATCGAAAGCGGCACAGGTAAATACCTGATACGCCCTAGAAAAACCAAATCACTCTCTTTTAAGCGGCTTCATTACCGAGAAGTCGAACACAAAGGTGTTAGACCAAAACCATTTATTCGACCAGCTTTTAAACGGTCATATCGGCGCGCTCAAGTGCAAGCAGGCGCATTAATGTTCAAGCTAATTACACAAATAAAATGAGTGCAAGCAAATTACAAACAGTGTTGGCTAATAACGCTGCAATAACTGCTATTGTCGGGCAAAGAGTAAAACTGGCACCAACAAAAGAGCCGGTTTACCCGCATTTGGTTTATGAATTTCAATCAGATGAGCCGATTGTTGATTTACAAGGCATTGCAAGCCTAACAGTTCAAGAATGGGATGTATTATGCGTCAGCGACACATTCACACAAATGGACGCACTAAAAACCGCCGTTCTTAACGCTATGAACGCACAAAACACAGATTCAAACAAAGAATTTTACTCTACTTGGCTTCAGTCTGATTATGACTACGACCAAGAGAAAGAAATCCATATACAAACACTCACTTTCAAAATTTCTTACTAAACAGAGATAATATTATGACTACTTCTACTGCTATAAATTCGCAGGGGGCAATTTTTGCCATCAACACAGGCACAGAAGGTTCACCTGTGTGGACGCCTGTAGCTAATGTTGCAAGCTTTTCAGGGCTTGACGGTGAAGCCAGCGAAATTGACGTTACACACCTTACGTCAGCGGCGAAAGAATTTCGAATAGGTCTAAAAGACTTTGGTGGGTTTTCACTTGAAATACACGCTGATTATGCGGACGCAGGTCAGCAAGCGTTAAGAGACGCTTCAGATGCAGTGCAAATGTTTCAAATCACGCTTTCTAACAGCACGACTCTATCTTTCAGCGGATTAGTTAAAAATGCCGACTCAATTAATGTTGGTGTTGATGCGGTAGTAACCGGAACGGTTACGATTAAAATCACCGGTGCGGTAGCGGTTGCATAATGTTTAAGAAAATACCTGTAGAACTTAAAGGGTTTAGAAACGAATCGTTTTTTCTTAAAGAACTATCCATTGCCAAGCTAAAAAAAGTAATGGCTGTTAATGGCGATGATTTAGACACGTTACTTGAAGCTCTAAAGTACTCGCTTGAAGATGATAAAGGCAACAAAGTAGTAAGTGAAAGTTATTCTATTGAACAACTTACTGATGACCTGCCTCAGTCTTATTTAAACGATTTAGCAGAAGCTTACGCAGAATTAAGCGCTGTTGACGAGATAGACGTCGCAAAAAAGTCTTAAACAACCAAGAAACGCAATTCATTTACTTTCTCGCTGAAAAACTGGGCAAATTTACACACGAAATTGAAGAAAATATAACACAAGCAGAGTTAATTGCTTGGAATGTGTACTTCGACCCGAAAACGTGGCGCAGTAAAGTTGTAAATGCGACTGAAGAAAGCAGAAATCAAGCAATCATGAATCTTATTTTAGGGGCAAGTAATGGCTAAAAAGATAGGTCAGTTAGTCGTTGATTTAAGGCTTAGATCCCAAAAATTTAATGACAACTTAAAAAAAGCTAGCGGCTCGCTCAATAAATTTAGACAGTCAACACAGAACGCAACTAAGTCTTTAGGCGGTGCAAAAGCAGGTATTGCAGCGTTGCTTGGTATTGGTGGATTTACCGCGTTAATTGGGCAATCTCTACGCACAGCAGATTCATTGGCGAAAGTATCAGATAGGCTCGGCATAACGACGCAAGCGTTAGCCTCTTTACGTTTTGCCGCAGAGCAAACAGGGGCGAGTCAAGAAGCCTTAGATATGGGCTTGCAGCGAATGGTCCGCCGATTAGGTCAAGTGGCTGCAACGGGCAAAGGTGAGGCAGCGATAGCACTCGAACAACTTGGGATAGCTATTGAAGATATCAAAAACCTAGCACCCGAACAGCAATTTGCAATGATTGCCGAAAAGATGAAAGGCGTTGCCACGCAAGGCGAAAGAGTCTTTATTACTCAAAAGCTATTTGATAGTGAAGGGGTAAAACTGCTTAATACGCTTAATCTCGGCGCAGAAGGGTTACAAGGCATGATAAGCCAAGCTAATGAGCTTGGTATTGCTATAAACCGTGTTGAAGCAGCTAAAATTGAAGCCGCTAACGATGCAATTAACTCAGCTAGGAAAGCGGTTCAGGGGTTAGGGCAACAAGCAACTGCTGAATTAGCACCATTTATCGAGGAAGTTGCAAAAGCTTTCGTGGAATACGCAAAGCAAGGTAATTCATTTAGACAAACATTTAGATCCGTTGTAGAAGGTGTGGCCGTTGGCGTTGCGTATATGAAAAACGCCTTTAACGGCCTCCAAGGTATTTGGGCATTGCTAAAAGTTGGTGTTTGGGGTGTTGCCGAAACATGGGCGAGTGCATTTGATTTCATTCGTAATGATGTAATTGTTCCTTTTTCAAATTCAATTGTTTCATCAATCACAGCACCCTTAAAAGCAACACTTGGTTTCTTCGCTGAATATAGCGATACAGCACAATCAATGCTGGACAAGGTTAACGGCTTTCAATTCCAACAAAATGATGTGTTTGCAAACTTTGCAGAAACCGCAAGGGCAAATGTCGAAAGCGCTATTGCAGATGTTCAAAGCGCGGCGGATGACATTATCCCAATAGAAGAGTTACGCGCTCGAATTGATGAGATATTTGCTAGAGCAGAAGAAAACGCCGTAAAGGTCGCTGAAAGCGTTAAAAACACAGTGGTTAATATTTCAGAAGATGCCACTGATATAACAAATAACGAAGAAAAAAAACCGGGAAAAGACGACAGGGACGAAGATTTAGAAAAAGAAGAGCTTTACCAAAACACTTTGGCGAACTTACGAAAGTCTGGTTCAAAGAAAATTGCGGCAATCACAAAAGCGGCAGCATTAAAAGAGGCTATAGTCACAGGTAAAGCGGCAATTGTTAAAGCGTGGAATATGCCATTCCCTTTAAATTTAGCAGCCGTACCACTTGTCACAGCAGGGGTTTACTCAAATATTCAAGCAATTAGAGGTCAAGCCCATGATGGTATCGACTCTATTCCGCGTGAAGGTACATGGTTACTTGATAAAGGCGAAAGAGTAGTAGACTCACGTACAAACCAAGACTTAAAAAACTTTTTGCGTAGCGGTGGCGATCAACAGATGCAGCCATCAAACGTTAATATAAGCTTTCCAAATGCTATGTACATTGATCAAAAAGCGGTTAATTCAATGGCCCCAATGATTGAAAAAGCACTAGCAAGAAATAGCAGACGATGATTTTACCTAATACGTTCATTGCTAGAGTCTTCAACATAGAAGATGACGAAGATATACAGATATCAACGTCACGCGGCGGGAATATACAAATCGGTAGGCGTCAAAGCTTTAAGACTAAGATAAGAGTTCAAACACCACCTATTCATTATTCAAGAGTTGGTGAGCATAGAGCCTTTTTAAAACAAGTTGGTAAAAACACGCCTTTCCCTGTTTCACCTCCATTATTGGGGCAGGCGATAGGCTCGGTTGATACACTTTTGCAAGTTAAAACCGCAGCTAGCGCAGGCGCTAAGGTTATCGAGTTAAAAGGCGGTTTACCCAATGTAAGTAATTACATAATGCCTGATGATATGCTTAATTTTGCAAGTCATTCAAAAGCATATTGGACAGGAATAAATCAAACGGGAAACATAACAGATCCATTTGATACTAATGAGTCCGGTGATATCACTATACGGTTATCTGATCCATTATTAAAACCTGTTGCAGTTGATGAGACTGTTGATTTTATTTCACCAACAATAACCGTTATACGAACAAGCAATGTTGGCTACAACGCCGATATAAACGACTCGCGTTATATAATAATAAGCTTCGAAGCCATAGAGTACATCTAATGCCTCGTCCAGTAAGCCCTCAGATTCTCGAAGCAAAAAAAGCGGGTAGAAGGTTCAACCTTGTCCACTTAGAACTTGATACGGATATTTATCTAGCTGATCGCGAATTTGATGCTATCCACGACAACAACACTTATCTAGCCAACGGGCTTTTGCTAAATGTCGATGCAGGCGCACTTACAGCAGGTGTTCAATCAAACGACTGGGAAGTTGAAGTCTCAGCGGTATTAGATGAAGTTTACTCAGGTGTACTTAGTCAAAATCTACTGAATCGCTGGGTGTATCACTATGTCGCGTACTGGGAAGAAGCGGCGACAGGTATAGAAGTTATTGGCGTCGAGCCTAAGAAATTTGGGCAAATCCTGTCACATCCTGATATGGACGACAACACGAGTGCAGAGGTTACATTTACGATAACAGGGCCTCTTGGCAACGTAGAACAAGCTAACGAATTTAAAACTAACGTAGTTAGCCATCAAAGACGCTTCCCCGGTGACTTTTTCTTTAGGTATGCACACGAGACAGATTTCAAAGTATCGCCTGGCCGTTCAAATGGCTTAGTTGGGCCTAATGACGGAACACCAATAGATACAATTCCCGCAGACGTAGAATGAGCCTATTAGACAAGCTTTTAAGCCCACTGACTAAACTATTTAAAGTTGAAGCGCCGCGGCCAAAGCTAGCAATCAGCGAAAAGTCAAAAACAGACATTGCTTTACCGTTTATCGTGGGTAACGACTACATAAAGTTAGAGCCTGCAATAAGTTTTAAACGTGATAATGAGCAATGGGACCAAGTCGGGATTGTAAATGCGTGGTGCACGGGGCCGGTTGATGTTGCCGTTCAAAAACCTCAATTATATGTAAGTAACACACCAGCAACCGATCCAAAATATCGTTTCAATTCTGGCACAAGTGAAGCTTCGTTGTTAGCGTCAACCACCAGAGGTGGCGGACCAAATACCCCCGCATTGGCGTGGCCTGATTTCTTAAGCATATTTGGTTATCAATCAGATATGTATGGGCGCGGTGTTGTTCATTCTGCGATTAAATATCATAAAGACCCAGAAGTCTTTGATTCAGATCCGAGTGCGGATTTCTGGCTTAAAGTTAGAAAGGGAAATTGTCGAAGAACAGACGGAACGGCCAACGGGTTATCTGATAGTTGGGCGGATAATCCTTTTGCGGTCATTCAGTGGTATATCGACGATACAATGGTTGGTATGGGTCGACCTGCAATGTTTGGAGATTCGTTTGCGGACTCTATTCAGTGGCTAGAAAACAACCTGGTTACTCAAGACGGCGTTGATAAAAAGCGCTTCACTGTTAACGGTGCGGTAAGTACTGATAAAGACTACGGCGAAGTTTTAAAGATATTCGAAAAGCATTGTCACTCAAAAATATCTTTTATAGAGGGTAAATTTGAGATAGCAACAAAAGGGCGCGTAACAGCGCCTTTTTTAGATCTAAACAAATCTAATATTGACGGTAAGATTGAAGTCGAACCAGCATCAGCGCAAGACGCCTATACACAGGTGCAAGTTAGCTGGATAAATCCTGACAAGAACTTTGAAAAAGACTTTGTTTTATATCCTGAGACTAATTCAGCAGAAGATATTGCAGAGCGCAGCCAACCAAATTACATAGAAAACCTAGGAAAATTTGATTTAGAACTATGTAATAATCATGCAGAAGCATTTGAATTTGCGCGAATAAAGTATTGGGAATCTAAAGATAAAGTTGGTGTAAAACTTACAGCCCATGCAGAAGCTTCTCAACTAATTCCTTATGATGTTGTTTCAATAACAGATCCAAAAAGGACATGGGACGCAAAACTGTTCTTGGTTGAAAAGTCAGAAGAAAAAAACCGAAACGGTATTGAGCTTTATGATTTAGAGTTATCGGCCTTAAACCCAACAACCTACGAATGGTCAGGGCAAGGAAGTTACACACCTGTACCAGTCTATGATGGTTCGCCTGATCCAATTGATGCGCCTACCAATTTACAATGGGTAAATAATCAACGGTTATTAACATGGGACGCACCAGCACAACAGGTCGTTACGTATATCATCTACGTTGATGACGTCAGAGTCGGCAACAGCCCAACAACAAGCTATGAACTGAATTTACCAAACGGTAATTATCAAGTTGCGGTTATTCCACAAGGGCTATTCACTCGTGGCGGCAGTGCTACGCGCCCAATCACGATATCTGATATCGTTTTTACTGATTATCCAATAAGCCAAGGAAATGGTTTTATATCAATAACGCCTCCACCTGTTGATAATGGAAATTATGAATATAGATGGGGAGATGATCCAGATTTCAACAATAGTCAGCCGGGTATTGCAGGCAGTCAGTACGATATACCGCATGTTGCTGGGCAGACTTACTATTTGTGGGTCCGATACATCGTTGCAGGTATTGCAACTGATTGGGTTCGGCAAATCGTTGAAGGTATCCCGACACGCGACATTGCAGAAGTAGCAGCAAACGCATCTACTATTACGTTCAACGGCTATGAGCTAGAAGCGAAAATAGTCGAGCTTCAAGCAAGGCTCAATTACTTTCAAAACGAGTACTTTGATAGACAGTCAAGACAAGAGCAGCTAACCGATGCTGTTGTATCGATTGACGCGACAAGCGGTCAAATCATAAATCGTGCGTTTGATTACTCTGAAAATAGATTCACTGAAGCAAGTCTACTAATTGACGGCGTCAAAGGTGAGATAACTGCAGCCGTCGAACGAATTGAACAGACTGAAAGTGAAATTACTGGCTTAAGCGCAGATTTTAATTTACTGCCCGGCCAAATAACACAATCAGTCGAAGCGTTAACGCAATCTGTAGACGGGCTTAATCTTCGACTTGTTCAAGCCGAACAAGATATTGATGCGACAGAAGCAGCAATAACGCAACGCGTCACTGTTACCGATTACAACAACAATACGGTCACGTTCTCAAACGTTGAAAGTACGCTAAATGGCATCGGTAGCTACGCAGCTATTCAAGCGCAATACCAGCAATTTGAAGATGACGGAACATTAATTAAAGCGAATGAAGCGGCTTTATTTATTAATGGACAAACTGGCACAATTCAGCAGCTTATATCGTCGGTCGATGTAGGCGGCGATGTTACAGCGTTAATTGATAGAGTTGAACAGGTAGAAACGGATTCAGAGGGAAACGCTAGCGCTATATCTGCTTTAGATGGGCAGGTAAACAATGGCACAAATGGCCTTGCTGCATCATACACACTAGCGCAACAAGCTGATATAAAGGCGGGTGAAAATGCCGCATCAATAACTGTAATCGAAAACACGGTTAATCATCCAAGTTCGGGCCTTGCCGCCACTAACACAATCGCTCAACAAGCTAGTACACAGGCAGGAAATAACGCAACGTCAATTACTAATATTCAGTCTAGTGTGTCAAATGCAAACAATAATGCTAATTCCGCATTAAGTTTAGCAACAAGCATTGATAATGAGATTGAAGATATTAGGGCAGTTGCCCTTCTTTACGTGCAAGCAAACGGAAGAATGGCAGCGGTTGGTTTAAATGCATCGCCTAATTTTACAGGGATTGATTTTCAATCGGATGAACTGCGTTGGCTTGACCAAAGCGGCAACCCAAAGGTTTATTGGAACGGCTCAAACTTCGTTTTCGATGGCGAGATACAAGCAAGATCGGGTAGGTTTTCGGGGCAAGTTGTTCAGCTTGGCACAGCTTACATGATACTAGAAGATCCAAACGGTTTTGGCCCAGATGGATTGATTTACTATTTTGGGCCTAAGTATCTAAGCGGATCAGATCCGAATTATTCGCAAGCAACAAAAGCAAATGCGAGTTTCTGGATGGACTCAGCAGGCCAAAGCTATTTCGGCGGCTCACTTAACCCAAGTATTATTATAAACCCTGCTAGAAGCACGGTTATTACGCTTAACCCAACGCTTGAACTGGGTCCGTTTTCTACGGATGGCAATAACAAGCAAGTGCAGTTTGCGTTTAGCTACAACGGGTATTATGAAGAGCCGGACGGCGGCTCATCCAGCCCACCAAGTCCAGCCAATCCTTTTGCAGATATCACGCTGCAAAGAAAAATCGGTAGTGGAAGTTGGACAACAGTTATAGGGCCAACACGCATAAACGGGACGATAGATACAACCGATTTGAATGAGCCTGGCGCACCAGAATGGATATTAAGCGAAAGCTTATCTGGCTCGTTTAGTTACACAGACACAAGCAGTTCGACAGATAACTTTATGTATCGAGTTCTGATAACAAATCAATCTCGATACTTAAGTACGTCTCATATCCAAAATCAAAACTTATCAGTTATATCAACTGAGGAATAATTATGGAAACTTACTGGCACGGTTCGTTAGCGTTAGTTAACGGGTCTAAGCAAGCTGTTGTCCAAAGTGGGGCCGATCCGATTTCTAAGATTACGAAAAATAGTGATTTAGAACACGGGCAAGGCTTATCTGTTGAAGTAGAACAGGCGGTTGCGTTAAACGATGGTGAAAGCGTCATGCTGTATCGTAACTGGCCTTATCCCAGCGGAACGCATCAATGTGTCATCAAACCAAGCGCAGCGGCGGTGCAAAGTGCTGCGCTTGCAATGAATCAAGCAGTTGATACAACGCAAAGTATCATCAATGACACAAGTGTTGCAGCAAACGCTAATAGTATCTCAAAACGCGATGCAGCGGGGCGATTAGCGATAAGCCCAGCGATTGCAGACAATCAAGCGGTAACGCTCGCACAGCTCAATGCAGCTACGGGCCAAACAACAACAGCACCGGACACGAGTTTAAGCCGATTTAACACATATCTTAAATCAGCTCAAAACGCGCATTATCTATTCAATCAAATTATTACACTGGATGCAGATTTTAAAATTGAATGGGAAGCTGAATTAAGGCAACCGGGCTACTTTTTCGCTGATACAACAAGCACCGAAGATACCGGACGATTTATGATAAACGGCGATGGGGAGTTCCTTCACATCTTTGGATTTGGCTTCCCTGTGACTAACATTGATAATTTTGTTAGTTACAGCTCTGCAAGACGTGCGTTATGTCTGCAAAGAATCGGCTCGAATATTAACTTCAAAGTCGATGGTCAAGCCGTTGCATCCACGCAAAGCACAGATACATTCACACTTAATTCAGCGGGGACTAAATTTGCCGGCGCTACGGGCGTACCAAGCTTTGAAGGCGTTAAGACAAATCTAGTGCTAACTAAAGCAGGAAATGCGCTCATCGATGCGCCGCTCGATGGGAATTACAGCGATGAAAGCCCTCAGGTTTCCAACAATGCCGCAAGCGGTATCACAATCACAGCGGTGAATATTAACGAAGGCGATTCGGTATTTTACGACCCCACTGCTAACCCGAATCTTAATATCGTCGAGACTGGCAGCGATGCGTTTTCAACCACTGGTACAGCGCCAGAGCACAGCATTGATTTATCACACCTTAACTTTGTAGCGTCATCAAATGACCGGCAAACCCTTAGTGACATCACAACCGCTGAGTTTGATTTGATGTTCCAAGCGATTATTGCGGCCAATCAAGGCAACTCACTACCAAGCGGCTACCAAACCGATAGAGCCGTCCCGACTAACGTTGAAATGCTAAGCCGAGAGGTTGTTATCAATCCTAGTTATACGTGGGAAATCATTCTTAATTCAGCGGGATTAGCTCGCTATAACGCGGAGTTCAACGCATGAGCATAAATTGGGTTCCAAACATATTAGGTCCAAGTGGTGAGCTGCCAAGCATTCCCGGAATAACAGGCTTTGCGGCGTACAATCGCGTTGCAAATGCGGTTGGGGTTGAAGTAAGAAAGGTAGATAACTTAAACACCTCTGGCTCAGGGTCTTTTAGCGATGCGGTGCAAGACTCAGGTGGTAAAGCGGCGGTGGTATTTGAAGTTGCAGGGCACATTCAAAAAGCCGGCGATACCGTTATACGTCAAGATGATATTCACATCGCTGGTCAAACGGCGCCATATCCCGGTATTACCATTCAATCACACTCAAACAAAATAGAAGCAAACAACGTCAACATTGAACACGTTCGTTTTATGTCATCTGATAGACACACGAACGGCGGCACTAATTCAAACGGTTACGACAATCGAGACGCAATCAATATAAACGGTGATTATGAAAACATACTTTTCAATCACTGTACGTTTGCTTTTGGCATTGACGGAAGTGTTGATATATGGGGCGACAAAGATTCAGCCTCGCGCTCAAGAAATATTACATTTAGAAATTGCATGGTCGCACCGAGTCTTAATTGGTCAATTCACCCAGGCGGTTCGGGAGATGATGCGTTTGAAAACCTGCAAGGCCATCCGCTTGCTTTTCTAACAGATCAAAAAGGCGAAAGGCTAGATATCACAGGCACCGTGATTGCGTATGCGAATGAGCGTATGCCGCGAGTCGGGTTTGATAACTTTATGTTCTGCAATAATCTCATTTATGGGCCGAACAGACCGTTTTTTATTGACTTGTATTTATGGAACATAGCTACCGGAAATGCTGGCATATCAAGCAATATTGCAGGTAACGTGATGATTGCAGATAGGTCTAGTTGCTTCCCTGTAAATATCAATTTTGCACTAGACACAGCCGGCGCTAAAGGGCTAATTCGAACGTACTGCGAGCATAACCGCAGATTTTTAAATAACAGCGCAACAGTATCAGACATACCGACAGGAAATGATCGAAGAAGAACAAGCGAGTTAAACAGCGGCGCTTACGTCATGGAAAGTTCTCCTATTGCAGCGGCAACCCCTCACGGATTTACTGTTCCGGTTATACCTGTTAACGAGGCTGATGTACTAGGTTTCTCCGGTCCTTTTCCAGCGTTTCATTCGTCACTTGAAGCAAAGATTAAAAATAATATTGCAAACAGGGTGGGTGAAATACCTAACGTTTACACAGATATCCCGCAAGCCGCTTTTGATGCTGTTTTAAACACACAGGGCATTTCGTATGACGACCAATACAACACGCCACCTATAAGCACAGCAGCTAGGTATAATTTAGCGTCGGGCGGTTGGAATAACTACAAAGACTGGCCGATTTTGCCTGGCGTTGTTCTGGCTCGAAAGAAATTCAATGTGCCAAACTCAAGTGTCGTTTTACCAAGTGGCTACACGCGACTAGAGGCAGCGCTACATGCTTGTTCTCGATATGTAGAGTTAGGCCAAGGCGCACAGAATCAAAGCGCAATCGACACTGAAGGCAGGGGGTGGACAGCATGATAACTATGTATAAAAAGCCAAAAAACGGCAAGCTATTAACTGTGAAAGTTGATGTATCTCAAGTTGACGAAATGAAGCAGCAAGGTTTCTACAGAAACTACATTGAAGCAAGACTCAACAAAGAAATGACACAAGATGAGATTGACGCAGAAATGGACAAAGCCTCTCTCGCACAAATTAAAGCCGAGCATAAGCGACGCCAGTTGCGGTTTAAGAAAAAGGCAAAGCGTAAAGGGGCTGCATAATGCTACTCAATAAGTTGCAACCAAAGCTGAGAAAAAAGTTCAGTCCTAAGCTTTCTGGCTCATCAACTTCATCTGCATCAATAGCTTATTTCCGCTTGCTCGATAGCACCGGCAATCTGTTACAAGATTCAAACAATAAAATTTTACAGGTAAGAGTATGACAACTATTTCGCTCAATGTAACTGCTGCACAAATTGACCGCTCAGTAAGTAACGCTAACAAATTTTTAGAAGAATATGGACCTCCGTCAGACTTTAGCACGCCGGCTATGATATCAAACATATTGGCGCAAA